TCAGGCGTTCAAATTAGGAATGCGGCTCGCAAGATTTAGATACTTAGCGATCCAGTCGGCTGTTTGTTGCCAATCAGAGAGGGATATATCAGTATTTATCTGCCAGGTAGCAGGGCAACAGTAGTTAGCTAATAGAATAACTACCCTGACCAAAAAACCATAAGGCAGGTTATTGGTATTACAGCAATAGTCGGCTGTTTGATGCATACCACGAGTCAATATAAATGCATCCCCTGCCTGCTGGCGGGCTCCGCTTCCGTTAAATGAAATGACGCCTAGCCCAATTAAACTATCGTCAAACCGCAGCGACGTATTATCTGAGTGCTCGCAGATGGTCAGGCTGGGATAGCCTGTGGTTTGTGATTGCGTTCTTATGTAGCGATAAGCAAAAGTCACTGCCCTGCATAGATCCAACCACGCGTCAGGTTCAGCCTCCTGAACCTGTTTGATACGATATATTCCAGTATTGGAAGAATTGTTATCGTTCACGGCCTCTCCTCTTTTGTTTGAGAAAATATTCCGGTAGCCCGCCGCGCACGTAGAACATCGACGACGTTGAGGTAAGGCTCTTCCCAGGAAAACCCATTGCGGTCTGTTCGTATTAATGCATAGCGTTCAACCTGGAAATTCACTGCATCTGCCAGCGAGATCCCCGCATCGATATGTTCCTGTATGACCTGGCTTTCACTAAACGGCGTATCGTTTAGCGTCAGGCCATAATGTTGCTGGAACAGATATGCCAGCAGAGTTTGCCAGGCTTCAGTCGGTGTCACTGCTTTAGAAATGGAAGTCATCAGAATGTATCCTCACAGCCAGCCGCGTTCGGCAAAAGATATCGATTCACCGTGTCCGATGACGACATGATCCAGCACCTTGATACCCATCAGAGTTGATGCTTCGATCAAACGCTCTGTCACGGAACGGTCTGCACTGCTGGGCTCGGCAGATCCCGATGGGTGATTGTGTGCAAAGACCATTGCCGCCGCGTTGTGCCCTAAGGCACTTTTTATGATTTCCCGCGGATAAACAGAGGTAGCGTTGATGGTGCCCAATGACGTCGTTTCACTGGCAATGAGGCGGTGCTGAGTATCCAGATACAGCACCATAAACACCTCGCGTTCCAACTGCTCCAGTTGCAGACGTAGGTACTGCAGGGTCTCGGCGCTGGAATTAAAACTAACGGGTTTCTGTTTCATCTGTTTTTCAAGCAAGGTCAGCGCCATCTGGATAACGCGCTGGTGGTTTTGATATTGCATGTGGAGAACTCCAATAAAAGAAAAGCCGCTATCCGGTGAGATAGCGGCCTTATCGGGATGACATTCAGTGAATTAAAAATAGATAAGAGAAGGATCAGGAGGCCAGTTCCAGCATGTTTTCAGCCATAACCCAAAGGGCCCGGTTGAGCTTCACATCGCCATCGATACCTTCCACGGCGCGAGTATGGGCACGCTTGCCTTTGGTCGTTCGCCCCGACAGTCCACCTTTAATGAGGTTTTCCTGGATACGCTGATATGTGGTCCAGAGATCGGTACTTTCGTCCTGCCAACGGCGAGCACTGAGAATTTGTGATTCGGTCACTGGCTGATGCTCTTCGCCAAAGCGATAGGTTATTGCTGCTTTCGCCATCGCCTGCCGATAAAGTTCAGTCCAAATAATCCACTTTACGAAAAAAATAAGCATACGCAAAAAATCAACAGAGCCAGAATCACTCTGACACTGTCGATCACCATCAGAAAAGCCAGATTAAGTTAAGCACGACACTCAAACACCCCGTGAACCAAATTCCCACTAAGCCCTAAGGTGTCCACGTAATCCCCATACCACTGCAACATCTCCCTGCGCTGCTCCAGATACTGCGCATGGTTGTATGTGCCACGAATGGTGTTCTTATCCACATGCGCAAGCTGTAACTCGATCCACGCCGTGTTATAGCCCTGTTCATGCAGGATAGTACTCATCGTGTGCCGGAAACCATGTCCTGTAGCCTTCCCATGATACCCAATCCTTTTCAGAACCTGATTGATACTCGCTTCACTCATCGGTTTCGTAATGTCGTTACGGCCGGGAAATACCAGCTTATAACGGCCAGTCACTGCCTGGATCTCTCGCAGTGCTGCCACAACTTGATCGGAAAGAGGGACCAGATGCGGACGACGCATCTTCATCCTTTCGACCGGGACTTCCCAAACACGTTTATCAAAATCAAACTCTTTCCATTCAGCCTGGCGGAGTTCGACGGTGCGAACTCCAGTCAACATCAGAATACGAGTAGCCAGTCGGGTTATCGGGCTACCAGAGTACGCAGCAAGAGCCTGTAAGAAATCAGGGAGTTCATCAGCTAGCAAATGGGGATAATGGGTGGATTTAGGTGCGGTTAAGGCACTTGCCAGTTCAGAGGCAGGGTTAGTTTCAGCTCTACCGGTGACGATGGCATAGCGGAATACCTGATTGCAGGCCTGACGGATTTTACGCAGTTTATCGAGCACACCCCGCTTTTCGAGTTTACGCAGTGAGCTGAGCACTTCGAGCGGTTTGATCTCAGCAATGGGACGCTTACCAATATCAGGAAAGATATCGTTCTCGAATGCTTCCATCAGATCTTCAGCATAGCCTTTCGACCAGTTAGGCCGTTTGTACTCATGCCATTCCAGCGCGATAGCCTTGAAGGTATTTTCGACATTGGCCTATTGAGCCAGTTTTTCTGCTTTCTTTTCCTCTCCAGGGTCACCGCCTAAAGCGATGATCTTCCGTGCTTCCTCTCGCTTCAAGCGAGCATCAGCCAGAGATATATCAGGGTAAACACCGATAGAAAGCTTCTTCTCCTTACCCAAAAAACGATACTTCAAGCGCCAGTATCTCGCGCCGTTAGGCTTCACCAACAGATACAGACCACCGCCATCAGTGAGCTTGTATTCTTTTTCTTTAGGTTTTGCAGTATCAATCTGTCGTGCATTTAGTGGCATAAAGGGGCCCCTAATTTCCATTGAACGATATGAGCCCCCTCAAAGGCCCCCAGATACCACTTGATTTGGGTATAACTGAGTTGACCTCGATAGAGCTCGTGACAGAAAAATTCAGTAATTTCAGGGAGTATAAAGGATAAAAAGCGAATTCAGTAGAGGTGTGTTGACTTGAAAATGGTACGCCCTACAGGGCTCGAACCTGTGACCTACGGCTTAGAAGTTCTAAGAACCGTGCATTAAATCATTAATTTACCGCATGTAGCCTCGCTCACACGTCCCAACATGCAAAAAGATGACAAACATTGTTAAGGCTCGTCATTTCTTATGCGTCCCATCTTTGTCTCACCCCTTCAGCATGAAGTTATCCAGGCTATCATCAAACCGCTCGATTTCTTTTTGCTGTCCTGCGATTGTCTGCAACATCTCCATACCATATCTCAGCGACACCGGTTCTTCGATCACGAAGCAGAACCAGTTATCGTAAACTTGACCAAGCCAATAGCCGCCACCGTGCTCTTTAAGACGCTGGAAGAATACGTACTTACCCGGATCTATCCGATCTCGCGTTTCTCCTCGGTACACAATGTCAAATCCCAAATCCTTCTTAGCCATAATCCACCCCACAAGATACTGTTCATGCATACAGTATAATCATGCAGCTTTTATCTTGTGAAGGGTGTAGTGAGAGAAAAATATTAGTAGGCTGATCTGCAAAGTAATAAAAAACCCCGCCGGAGCGAGGTTGGGTGGTTGGGTGGTTGGGTGGTTGGCCGCCATCCTTGGCTATCATTTAAACATCAAGTAAAGGTAAGCCCATGCTATTGACGTTCACAATCAGCGTTATTTCCTTGTTGGCAACAATGGCGATAAGTACCGTGCTAATTTTGGCCTTGAAGATTTGCAGAAAAAGAAACTCTAAGCAGGATTAGAAATCCGGCGCTTCCGGCCAAACAACATCATCCGATGTATTGGCATCAACTCGACTCAGCAACACACGATATTTTTTCCACAGTGGCAACGCCGCAGTTTCTGCATCAGTCGCCATATCCAGATCAACAGCGTCCTGAAGCACGGATATCCTATCTGTCGCCGCTGCAATTAATTCCGCTTTCTTTGCGGTATTTACTGCGATTTTCTCCGAATTTTGTTCGGCTAGAATTTCTTCCGGCGTTTTGGGAGCGGGGGCAATTAGAGCCCCATTTACATAGGTATAGCCCGGCCCCACGCTTTGCCAGTCCTCATCGCTAAGTTCAACAGCGCTAATACCCGACACTGTCGGGATATCATCTTCAGATAAATACATTCCGATAATATTCCCGACGGAATCGACAGTAATATATTTCATTATAAAATTCCCAACAGGTTGATTTGGGTGGCTTGGCTGTTCGGGTTGTAGATAGATACCGAACTGGCTGCAACTGAGTTAATCCACATAGCAGAGGGTGTGCCTGATCCGGATGGTATTAATGCTGTATAAAATACCTGTGGAGCAGACGAAAAGGCAAGAGGGTAAGTCCATGTAAAAGAGCTGTTGGCCTGAATGGTTATGTTACCACGACAAATTTGGAGGCCACCAGGGTAAGAATAATAAACTCCATTGCCATTACTTCCCGGCGAAAATGTAGAATTAGACGCCTTGAGTGAAAGGGCATTATTCATCTGTAACAGTGGTACTGCGTGAGCATTAGCCGTGGCGGTCGCAACAGAGAAAACCTGCGTAGCCAAGCCAGCCAAAGCCGCCTTCAGTGCCAGCGCTGTATTCATTTGCAATAAAGGAACCGCATGCGCATTAGCTGTTGCCGTAGCCACGCTAAACACTTGCGAGGCGAGACCGATTAGAGCAGCAGCAGATATTGCGGTTCTTGCACTTGCTTGAGCCACCGTTCCAGCCGCATTAATTTCAGAAAGGTTATTGCCAATTTGTAGAAAATTTCCATTCCCATTATTTTTAAGCGCCAGCAATAAATTATTCATAATGGTTTGCGTGTCACCATTATCTAATACATCGTTTCCGCTTGAGTCAGATATAAATTGCGCAAGGATAGACGCCATTACTGTGGCCTGACGAATTGCCTTGTTGATTTGAGACGATGAAGCCTTTCCTGATGTGAAACCACTCAGTAATGCCGCCATTGCCTCATAATCAGATTGGGAAGTAACATTTGCACCTCCACCAATTGCAAAAGGCTTAAAGTTGTTTGTAGACATTATAAATAAATCCCCCATGCGCCTTCATCAAATCCGGCGATATAATCATTCTCCATATCGAAACCAAAGAATTGCGTTCCGATAGAAGGCGTAAGTATTTCTCCGGAATAAACACCGGCTGCTTTAACTGTTAAATATCCCTGCCTGATAGCTGCAAGTAGCTCTAATGAAACTGTATCCATTCCGTCTGGTGCAAAGACCCAAATAGATATTGTCATGTCCTGATTGTCGATTATTTGCATCTCTAAACCAGAACCATTGAGCGCTGTATCAAGAATATTTGGCAGGGACTCGTTTGTTCCATCCCAGTGGTTGATTGCAATTTTTGCTTTGAGAACGATTCGATAAACTTCATCGCTCAAGTTCGTAAATCCAGCGTCTGGATCATATGGCCCTTGCCATGCCCCCTGATCGTATCCGAGACCGTCCGTGTCAAAGCGAAAATATATTCCTGAAATTGGCTGGCTTACAACGCGCGTTCTGCCAATCCACTTACCGAGAATGTCCAACTGCACGCCGATCGCTTCATCAATATCAAATTCAGTAATAAACGCAGTCATCGCGCCAGCGATGTCAGTCAATGGACGGGTTATCAGGTCAATATGATCAACAAATAGTGGTTTCTGGCTGTGGTAATTGGTAATGAGGTCAGTGTATTTACTCATGCCGTCACCGTAATGTTGATGTTATTCACATCGCAGGTTGCCGATTCGCTGTAACCGATAGTGATATTCGCGGCTGCAACCGCCCCGGCGCTTTTGCCAATCTGCAAACTGGTTATGTCGTAGTATCGGCTTTCACCGCCACTCACCACGCCGAGGTTTGCCGGTGAATAAACCCGGCTCAAAAGAACGTCATCGCCGATGGTCAGCGCATTTATATATGCGGCGATGGCTGTTTTAATATCTTCGCCGATCTGCGTGGTGTATCCCGTGAAGGCCTGAAGTGAAATAGCAATATAGACTGGTACTGGAACCGGACGATTAAAACCAACGTCGTGTGGATTTCCATATTTATCAGGTACGACAATGACAGTGGAGCCGTTCGGAGTGACGCCCTGCCCTTTTTTTCGAACGAGTATTGTCGCAATTTCTGTCGCATTACCGCCATCTACAACTGCTGTGATTGAATGCGCTGGCAACCCGTTAGCGTCCACCGAACCAGTGTCGTTCTCATAAAGCTTATGGCGCGTAACCCCTGGGATGTTGGCGATAGCACCATCCAGAGCATCGAAAGGCGTTACTGACGCCAGCGCCACACTCTGTGCCTGACGGATACGCAGCGCCGCATCAGTTTCAGCAGCAGAGCCAACGGTGGCCGCATTGGGGTTCGTGACCGAGACCCATCCGCGTGTAGGCGTGTTAATGAACGTGATAGTGCCTGCCAGCGCGGCAACAGCGCCAGCAGTTGCACAGGTAGCTGTCACCAGTACAGTGCCGTCAGTTCCGATCACAACCGAAGCGGGCAGCGTCCAGATGATGCTGTTAGAGTCCCTGGCGGACCCGTTTATGATTTCCAGACCGATGGTGCCGGTGATCAGCAGATCAACAGTTGAGTTGTTCGCCGGGTCGCGATAAATCCCGTTTATTTTCACGTTGCTGGACAGCCCGTTACCGATACCGGTTGCCGGAGACTGGCCGTTATAGACGGCAATGGCCGTATTGTTCGCGTCGTGAATGCCCAGCGCATAGAGAGCGATCATCTGCCCGTCTTTACTGTCCGGTTCTAAATAGGCGTCAGTACCGTAAATCTGCTGAAAGTAGCCGGTTAACGTGGTGAGGATTGTCTGGTAATCGGGCGCGCTGATCCCCTGAGCTGTTACCGTTGCCGATAACCCCAGTGTGTCAAGATTGAGAGCCATTATGCCTCGCTTGTTACAGGTGTCTCACCGTAGATGGTGTCGATGGTCGCCGTAAACGTTACGCGCCGTGTGGTGCTGTTTACGGACGTATCAAAGGAGATGATTGAGCTGACTCCCTGCGTCTGCAGAATGTGCTGGCGAATAGCCAGGTTATAAACCTCGGGGCTTTGCTTTCCGAGCACTGATTGGATGTATGGCGTTCCGGCCGTCGTGTCGAGAAACCATTGACCGCGCCAAAGGTTAAATCGCGTTTTAACAGCCTGCGCCACCGCCTCCGGCGAGTTAATCAGAAAGGTGTTATCACCCTGCCCGAATGTGTAATCACCGTCAGTGCCTTCGCGTCGATATCGCATATCAGTTCACCTTGCCAGAATTGCCGCTACCGGTTTGCACACCGTTGTGCGTGTGCTGGTCGCTGATATCCTTACCGTTGGATGTCAGAGTACCAATGAATTTAATAGCGCCAGTAATAGTGGCCGCCGTGCCAGATGTAATACTGCCGACCATGCCCCCCATCCATGTCAGTAGCCCTTTAACAGTGACCGCTGCCGAGAATGTTGAGATTGGTGCTGTGACATTAAAGCCCCCTGGCGCGACGATATTGATCTTCTGTGTCGTAGGGTTAAGCTCGAAAAATGTTGATCCGTCATCGCTTCGCATCTGCGCTGAATTAGTGCTAATCCCGCTGATTTTCTGTGCCTGTGACTGCGGGCCGACAATGACAAAAGCATCCGAAGTATCGTGCTGGCGCTCGTCTACTGCGTCGCCGGTGCCGCCGCTCTGGTACCAGAAATCAATGCAGCGATCAGAGAAAATCACCAGGCACTCATCACCGGCCTTAACCGGGAACGTCAGGGTGACGCCACCACCGCGCGGGAAGATAACCGGCAGGTCTACCAGCAGCGTGAGCCCTTCTGTTGTTTCAGCCCCAACCTCATTCGGTACCGAACCGTTAACCGCTGGTTGTACTGTGCAGGTCACCGTATCAGGGTCGAATGACTGGATGATACCGGGCACAGCAACTCGCAAAGTGCTGCTGAGTTGTTCGCCCATTGCTTTCAATGCCTGCGAAAGATCCCCGCTTAAATCATGGGAAGGAATTGGCATGAAAAAACTCCATAAAAAAACCCGCTCGAGGCGGGTTATTTATTCAGAATAAAAATTTAAGACGCTTTTTGTGTCTTTAACACAAGCCAACGTTCAAAAAACTCTTCCGCTATCTCTATTACGTCTTGAGCCATTTCTTGAGAAACGGTTACACCTTTAAGATCGTAGTCAGCTTCATTTCGAGCATCGCGCTGAGATTTTAGGATGTAAGCTAGCGACTTTAAGGATGGTTTCGGATATGGCTCATTTTTACATTCAGCTGGGTTAGACATGTATCCAGCTGTATTTTTATGGTGCTCATGCGAAAAATTCGGCAAATGAGTTAGAGATGACATGGCTTCGTGAAGCATACTGTAATACGCACGAGAAATTGCACTTCTATAACCACTCTCATCATTCTTACTCATGCAAAGTCGAGCGGTGTTCAGAATGTCATTGCTAGTTGTCGCCATAACTGACTCCTGTATGAAGTTGGCGAGGAGACGAAAACCGAGCAAGAAGCTTACAGTCATCCAACTTTTCTTCTTCACAAACCTTGTCAGCTAAAGCAAAGTTCATTTTAGCTATTTCTTTTGGGGATTTGTTCTGAACATCAACAACGTAACAACCACTCCCTCTGTTGGTTAACTGAATATAACCTGAGGAAGCTTTAAAATCTTTTACAACAGACCAGATGATTCCTGCCAAAAGCTGAAATTGTTCACGCGTGCTTTTAGATGCATCAAAGGCACCATCTAATTCTGTTAGTAGCTCATCTTTATGTTTCATAGCTTTCTGCCTTCCTTCATCGTCTGACAGGAGCTTGATATGTTCATCAAAGTAATGGACTAAATTTTCTCTTTCACCAAAACGATACGCGTTGCTGTAAGCAATTCTACTAAATATTTTACTAGGATATTTTTCAGCCAACGGGTAAGCAAACTCTCGTAAACGAAGAAAATTAAATGTCGTCCTCATAACTTCATAAAAGTGTTGAGCAAGAAAAAAATCGTTAACCTGCCGATCAAGACAAAGCTTAAAAATATCTAAGGCTTCACGCTCGTTTCCATAGAGGATTTCGAGATAACCTAAGGCAACTAGAGAAGCACTTGTACTGGTTGTTCCGAGTTCTTCACTTACTTTTTTATAAGTAAACCGGTCAACACTCTCACCATTTCTCAGTTTAGCTGAAAATTCAGCTATATACTCTTCGGCTTTTTCTTGTGGGATTCCTGCAGCCATTTCATTCCTCAGCCCTACACAGCGGGAGGGCGATTTTAAGCCTAGGTTGGCTAAATATCAATCTCTATAGAATATCGACGCAGATCAGAAAATCTTTAAACTCACTTAACCTTCACACAATCGAACGTCCCGTAGGTCCGAGGCGCATCCATACTTGCCTGGAGTATCTGCGCATTCAGGAATGCTTTCCCGTTGCGCTTGATGTACTCGAGCCCATACAACTGGCCGTCTTTCGAGGACTCAACGATCCATTCGTATTTGATTTTTGAATAGTCGTCTTTAGCTCCCAAAAATGTAACCTTTTGGGTTTTAGGTCGGTCGTTATTTATGTGAGCAAAACCATCATCACTTGAAGATATTGCGAATGGCCCGCATTGCATCAAAGGTTTTACGGACGCAATACCGGGTACGACGAATGCTAATAGCGCAATTGTTAAAGCAATCCGTTTCATTAAGTCGCTATTCCTCTATTCAGAGTACTGGATGTCTGTAGGTCAGCAGAACCTCGCGCCACGCACATCATATCCATGTACCAGGCCTGCCCTCTCGTATCACCAGTATAAGATATCGACTGAACAATATACACACCATCTGTGGCAATACTGGCCGGAGGAATGCTGGCAACACCGGTCACCACCAGATTGCCGTTATCGTTGATTTCGGTAATCCGACCGCCGGACATCTGAATGTCATTCGATGACAGAGAGGCGCGGTAAACCGATGTCTGATCCAGTTCAATCAGTCCATGCACTCGGATATTCGGGTTTATCAGGCAACGCACATTCACGCCGCCGCCCATCGTCTGCTGTGGCATCCCGATCAAGCCGGTCTGGCTGTTCAGCACGATAGCCTCATGGATGTACTTATCGTTGGCGACCATCTGCACCTGACCATCTACGATCTGCCAGGTGGCTTTGCACTGGTTCGCAATGTTATCCATGACGTTGTGGGCCATCGTGAACATCGAACGCCCGCGCGGATAAACCGTTGTCGGGAATTCCGGAGTTAACCCAGACGTGACGCCGAACGGCGCAAAATGCGACATAGTGAGGTCGTACAAGTCTTTCACCGTGTAACCTTTCGCCAACGTCGTATTCATTACTGCGCCCATCAGCGCACGGTGGCCGTCGATGGCCTGAATGATGATAAACGTGTCAGTGGGATTATCGCGGCCAGTCAGTGAGAACCGGATTTCACCGTTATAGATTTCGCCAAAGTTCTGGCCGTTGGTCTGGCCCACCTGGGAAGAATCGACGGTTGTTGGCTTGCCAACCTGGCTGGCATCTACTGCCGAGGCAATGCCGTCATAACCGGCGATGATTTTTATCTTTGAAAATTCAGCGCCGAGGATCCTGCTGTTCGTGTTCTGCGAGAGGTTGTAAATTTTGACGGTGGCCACGCGGGAAAACTTAATGTTGAACCACTCAATGTCGAACGTAACTTTGAAGTCCGACAGGCTGATCCCCTTGCCGTTATCGTCGAGCAACTGTATTTCAAAATGACGCTGCCAGTTCTGGCTCATGATTATCCCTTAACTTTGTACGATATAAAGATGGCTGCCGTTCCCGATGTCGATTTTTGTCGGGTACTCCTGCGTGGAGTCGTCGCACCCCACATACAGCGAGAAGCCAAACCCCATAAAGGCATACTGCGCCAGCAGGTCAACGCCGGTAACCAGCGGGATACCGGTGATCATAGGGTTGCCGCCGCTGTCCTGCATATCCATGATCCAGCCAGCAGCATCACGCCATAGCAGACGCATTTTGTAGGTGGTGTCTGCCAGGCTGATATTGAATTGCTGGTTATCCGGCGACAGGGGAATTTCACTGATGGTGATCGTCATAATCCAAACGCCCCCTTCGCGCCGTCAAACAAGGTCAGCAATAGCGACGTGTTGGCCGTCTTCACTGATTTCGTGCCAGTGTTCTGCACGGAAGACGTGCTGACGCCATCCTGCATGTCAGCTTTATCAGCCACGCTGATGCTCTGAGTTTGCGAGATAATGACTTCACGTAGCGTGAGCACGCACATCAGCACGTTCTCGCTGGTCCGGTCAGTTGTTACATCGATGGCGCGGATCAGCATATTGCTGTACTGCCGTTTACCGGTTGTCACATCGAACGGCACACGGCTGGCCTGCAGGTCGAGAATTTGCTGGTAAATTTCTTTCGGACTGGTTCCCAGGGAGATACCGATTGCGGAAGTGTCTGCGAAATCCAGCAACGAACCACCACCAGAGAAGCCCATTTCCATGGTGACTTCCGCCGGGCGTTTGTAAGAGTGGTCAGACACCGGCGCGCCGATTTCTACCGGGTGTTCTGTGATTTCCAGAGCGTCCTGATGCTTCTCGGAAACCACCACGTCAGGGATGATCAGGCCAATTTTCCGCGACCGTTGATTGAATAATACGGATAGGACGTCCATTAACGCGGCCCTCTCGATACCTGCTGCGCGAGGCGTGAATTAATACCGGTTTGCCGGTCAGCCACTTCCATACCGGCGCGGGTCGGATCACTTATGCCATGAATATGGATGTTGGTTTCCTGACTGACAGTCTGGTTGCCTGGCATGTTGCTGAGCACTTTTGGCACGTAGTTGCGTGTTTCCTGTGGCATCAGCCCCATTCCATATTTCTGGACGTTGCCAACCCCCCAGTTGTATGAAGCCAGCGTTTTCTCCAGATCACCGCCGTTCATTTTCATCAACTGGCTGAGGTATTTTGCGGCCGCCTGCGCTGATTTAACCGGGTCAAACACATCGTTGCCGCTCAGGCCCATATCGCGGGCCGTTGGATCCATGAACTGGAACAGGCCTTTTGCGCCAGCGCCAGATTGCGCCAACGGATTACCTGCTGACTCAGTAATCGCCACGCTTTTAAGCAGGCCGGCAGGCAGCTGGTAAAGCCCCTCGAGCTTATTCAGTGTTGGTTCCAGCAAGTTGAGAAGCTTCGAGCCTGACTCGCTGGCGCGCGGTCGACGGACTGACTGAGCATGCTGCACAGGGTCGTCATCCTCTCCGGAATCATCATCCAGATTGATAGCGAATCCTGTTTTATCTTTCAGCCAGCGGCGAAATCGCAGCCCCGAATCTTTGACAGAATCCTCCCCGGGCAACGTGCCTTTCTGGATAAAATCGGCAGCCCATTTGTGATTTTTCTGGAAGTCATCGATGACGCGTCCCAGCTCCTTAATTGCTTTGGAAATACTGTCGATGAGCGCTACGCCCTGCTTAACCTGTGGCTCCCACGCCTTCCAGTCAATCAGGCTTTTGCCGCCTTCCTTCCACGTTTTATAATCTTCATATAACCCGATGAAGGCGAGACCGAGTGCGGTTATGCGCCCAATAGGGGACATCATGAACGCGGTATTCAAAAGCTTCCAGGCAATCATCAAAGCACCGAAAGTAGCGATCAGCTCTTTCGTGCCTTTATCCAGTTTTCCCCACCATTCCATGATGTCACTACCGGCCTGCATCAGCCTGTATATGACACGCCCGATAACGTCAGCGAGCCAGAGTAACCCTTTCACGCCGCGGGTGATCACGTCTTCTATTTTGGGGAAGTTATCGAGGAACTGTTTGCGAAGATTGTCGACAGAACCAGCCAAACCGCCTGCCAGATTAGCCCCGATTTTATCCCGGGCCATGCCAGCCATCGCCCCGAAGTCGCGCAGGGAGGTCATGAAACGATTCGAGCCAGCAGCAGCCTGATCGGCGTTAAACCCGATGGCTTTCGACATGGCCGAGTATTCAGCGGTAAATCCGGTCATGCCTCTACGCATTGCCATCAGCGTGTTTTCGTCAATACCCAACATCTGCGCATACTGATTTGCCCGGTAATAAGGCATGCTCTTCAGCTTGTCACCGACGCCCGAGAACACAGAAGCCATGTCCTTCATATTGCCTTTGGCGTCTCGCGTCTGCACACCCAGCCGGTTAAGAAAGCCTTCAGCGCCCGGATTGTTACGCATGAACCGGGACAGGCTTTCCAGTGAACCCTGCGCAGATGCCACATCTGAACCGGTTTGTGATGCCGCATAACCCAGCGCCTTAATGCCCGACACGCTGGCGCCAGTGCGCTGTGATGCCCAATAAAGGTTATCCAACCCGCTGGCAATCTTCGCCGTAAAGGCTGTCACCGTCAGCGCAGCGCCTTCAACAACGGCCGCCATTTTGAACACGTTAGCCGTCACGCCAGCGATCACAGCATCAAACTTTTTAGCGCCAGCGTCATCAACAGCAAAACCGAGACTGACGAGGAAATCCTTAATAGTTTCAGCGTCCATCGTTATCAGCTCTCCACTTTGCTATGCGCGCTTCGTTGTCGATTTCCATTTGCAGGTAGTCATTCATCATTGCGATATCGCACAGATCAACCGCGCCCGACTTCAGGTCTTTCATATCGAGCTGAAAGGCCTTGGCCGGGCGGAAGATGTAATCCAGATTGTCAGGCAATGAATTGAGGGCTACGCCTCCGCCTGCTCCGGTGTCTCGGTCATAGGGAGTTCTTGCAAAAAATTTCCCAGCGAGTCGCCCACCACACGACCGACGATTTGGAGCATGGAGGGCAGGTCCAGATCATCAAAAGCCAGCACGCCGCTCTGAAACACCGGAACCCAGCCTTTTGCCTGCTTACGAAAAGCCACGGACAGGCAGGGGTAAATAATCGCGTTAGCGTCATCGTCGCTGAGGTCGGATAAGGACTGAGCCACTTTTGGCAGGACACGTTCCATAATGCCGATCGAGTCTTTTTGCGCGGCCAGGCTTTTAATCTGCTGAAATTCAGACAGCATGCCGGACAGAACCGGCAGCAACTTACGCGAGACTTTGAACTGGTCGAACACGCTCAATTTGCGGATCTGATACGTGTTGCCTTTGATTTCAAATTCCATCGATTAGAACTCCCCTAATACTTCATCGACTTTGCCGCCATCAAACACCCACGAAACTGTTCCGCCATCTTTGGCATTAGCAAAATCTGGCTGTTTCTGGAAAGCCGCTGAACGGATGGTGACAAGGTCACCGGATGAGTGGTTACGAAGAACGAATACGTTATTGCCCCATAAGGATGAAGACTGGCTCTGTGCGTTGTAGTGCAGAGATAATTTCTTATTAACCGGGGATGTTTTGAGGAGTGTAATGGTGAGAGCGCCAGATTTTCCGGCGTGCAAACTGTGCATGACTTCACCATCAGCACCCACAGTCATGGTGTTTTTGGCCTCGGTCATAGCCACGGTAATGCCTTCGTCAGCGTTTGCTGATCCGTAGCCCAGATCGACATCACCTGTCGGCCCTGTCATTGACGCCGAAAAGTCGAGAAAAGAATAAGTAGCCATTTTTTATCCTCAGCGAACAACGTTGATCTGAACGTCGGCAAAGTGAACAGCGCCAGCAAGTTTGCAGGCCACCTGAATAAGTGGAGCTTTACGCGCTTCGCGATCGGCTTGCGCCTGCGTCGCCAGCGGCGCAGCGTAAACGTAATAGCCTTTGGTCAGAGTGTCGCCAGTGTTGATCTGCCCAATTGGACCACCATTCCATACTCCTGGTGCAACCAGCCCATTCGTATCAGCCTGGTCCATCGACTTTTCAACATTACTCAACAAGCTGGTAACGCCGGGTTCAGTCTGAGAAACCTTTGTCGTGCTGGTATACAGGCGGTTATAGAGGTTGGTTTGAACGTAGTTTTGCAGCCAGTCCAGACCGTGGCGCTCATCAAAGAAATCACCACTGGACATTACGCCCTGCTGTAAAATTGCCGTATCGTTTGCATAGTAGACATACACGTTTGCTTTTTTGTCATCTACGGCTGCCGCCTCGCCCACGGTAAGTGTCTCGTAGGTAATAGTCGGTTCCTGTTTGAACTTCAGCGTGATGGTGGTGTTGCTGCCGCTGAAGTTAACAGTAAATGCACGGCCAAACGCTGATACAGCTGCATATGCGCTGCTGGTTGAATACTGAAGGAAGGTTCGGGCGTATTTCCCAGTTTTTAACAGGGAAGCCACATCAGTTGTTGATGTGCTGCTAATGATACCGGCGGCGGCAGAAGTCACTCCAAAGATACGGCTCAGACTGGAAGCCTCGATCAATTTAGCCACGCTAATCACGTCATCAGGAGCCAGCACGTCGCTACCACTGACAACATCATCCGCAACCACTAATCCGTACCAGTTCGTGTACTGAAGGCAGGCATTTACAGCTTGAACAACAGTTTCAATCGGCCCTACTTCTGAGGATGTCAGAGTCTTCGCCCAACGCCCGATATAGACCTGTGTTGGTTTGGGTGACTGACCAAAGAATACTAAGGCAGCCTCATATTCAGGACTGTCAACGCCGAAATCATCTCCGATGTCTTCAATGCCCGCGTATAAACGAATACGTTCTGGCACAGGGATTACCGTAGAGGTGCCGAGGATCAGCAGCGAACCGAAGTTTCGACCAGTGGCCGCCGTAGGCGACATGATCACATCAACGTTTACCACGTTGGATACAGGTAAGCCCTGCGTCATAATTTATTCTCCAAAATAGGTGACCGGTGCTTCCACCAGCGATTTGATACCGTATTCACGGACAACCTTGCGGCGAAGGCGCACCGTCATGTCATAGCGGCGAACCCACTGTTGGTTGATAAGTTCAGGAAAAGGCGTTAACCCTGAGTAATCACCCAGAGAGAGCCCCAGAGTGCTAAGCTGATCGTTGTTCTGTTGAATGGAAATGCCGTCGCGGAAACGGGATGCAAAAGTCATCCCTGCTGGCCCATAAAAAGAGGCCAAGCACTCGAATGTTTCATGCCGCCAGATTTGCGCGCCTTCGTCCGTTTGGCTGGTAAATGCAGGGCTATCATCAATAGGCCAACCAGTAACGCCAAATGCGCACCAGTTGGTTTCCACAGAAGGAAGTGCGGGTTGGTCTTTCTGCCAGCGCGGCATAACCATTTTCGCGGGCAAGCCTGAAACATTGCGCATCCACTGGCTCAGCAGCCTGTCGAGCGCTTCGTCATAGGCAGGATCGCCACTGGTAGGCGTCAGCCATCCTGCCTCAGTGCTGGTGTTGTTACTCAACGGGAACGCCTCCATCAAATGGCAAGAGCTCACAGTGAGCCTGAACGAACCCGGCGCCGTAAGCGGTGTATGGGTCAACAAAGGTCACGCGATAATCCCGGTTCTGATACGTCACAATGTCCGCATCTCGCCCCGTTTGCCCCTGCGTCAGCCTCTCTGTGGTCACAACGAGAATTGCCCCGCTGATAACCTGCCCCGACTGCATCCGTCGACTTTCGAGCGAACGGTCAACGGTGACCACACCAGCGAACTGAGTTTTCACCGCACCATCCTGCCCAATACCATCATCGTCAACAGTCTGTTCCCGCCTGGTCACCCAGAGGTTAAAGTCGCAAAAGTCCGGATCAAACAGAACGTCCGTCACATCAAGATTTGGCATTCTTGATCCTCACCACATGAGTGATTGCCCGCCGGTATTGGCCGGTGTCAATCAGCGGCCTGGCGTTCGCGTTGTCAGGAAGGTTTCCGGCTGCACGGCTAGCAAGTTCTTTGGCTGCCCCTTTGCGCCCCCGCGCCGCCCGACCTTTAAGCGTGCTTTCTGCGAGAGGCGTGAATCCGGTGATCGTCATGTAGCGCTTGACGCCATTGGCAGCCACAGTGCCAGCCTGATTCAGCGCGCGTTCAGCGCCAGACATATTCCCGTCGATAGCGGCCAGTACGGCAGCTTTCAACAGCGGAATAGTCTGGGCTTCTACGGATTTAACGCCGGGCTCCAGATGAGGACGTGCAGGAATGTTTTTTGCGGGTGAGCCCTTCTCGTTGACGTAACCGATCCCGGCATTACCAAACGGAATATCATCACGCTGGCTGTCTTCTTCAGGAATGCCAACCAGCACTTCTTTTTTGCTGATCTCCCGGAGCGATTCGAAAACGGCCTTCGTGTTGTCAGCCCGGACAGTAACGCCACTTTTCATAGCTGCCGCCCCCCAGCGCCGAACATCGTGATCATCTGATACAGTTCTGATCCGTAACGGCTGTTGTTCCAAAAACCCGCATCAGGATTGATGGTCGCGCCTGTGTCGTAACTTACGCTGACCTTATCCACTGACTTGGATGACTGGACGCCATTGGTTGACCCACCAGGGCCACCAATCAGTGCAGCCCGACTGTCAGCAGCCCATAACGTCATGTAGTGAGCCACGTACAATTCAGCGAAATAAGGGAACAACTGTTTACCCGTCACGCCCTCACCAATCAGCTGGATGTCAGCCAGGTTCAGACGGAACTGAATCTGAAAATCAGGGTATTTGGCGGTGTCGGAGAACTGGGGGAAATCGCGGCGGAAATCACTTACTGTTGGAAGACTTTGATTCTTTGGCATCTCCGGCCCCATTACCGCCAGCTTGTGCAGCGGTCAGTTGCGATTGCAGGCTGTCGTTTTGTTCCTGCAGCTGCGTCAGCGCCGCTTTCAAATCGGTGATCAACGTATCTTTATCGACGATCTGCGATTGCAGGCTGTCGATGAGTTCCTGTTGGTCAGTCGCTTCATTTACGCTGCCTTCACCCAGCTCAGAGTGCGCCTGAGCGAACCAGTGAGATGCGATAGTTTCCGGCACGGTGTAACGCCCTTTCCCGAACTCTTTGACTGAGTTGTCATCAAGCGTCAGTTTGAAAGGCGTGTGAACGTGGATTAAAACCAGTTTCTCTTTAGCTGCCATTTTACTAAATCCTTTAGGCCCCTTGCGGGGCCGATCTGGTTATCAGATGCCGTCCACGTAGGACAGGGTTTCTTTGTACACCGGCTCAATCGCACCCAGCTTCGCGTAGTACGTCGCGATCTGGTACAGGCCGCGGTACTGGATCGGCACGCTCTGCATCGGCACCAACGGATAACGAACGTATTTCTTATCGTTGGTGTAAGCGACCATGCGGTCCTTACCGCTAACGCCGCGGGCTTTCAGCCATTTAACCGCTTTGATTTCCAGCGGTACGCCGTTCTGGTGGAAGGCAATGGTGTTGACGGCCAGATAGGTCAGCAGAGACTGGTTACCCGCTTCGGAGACTTTACGGCTCGCCAGCAACGAATATTGCTCTGGCGGAATGCGCAGGTCAGACGGAACAACCGAATAACCAGAGGCTGCCCACGCGTTTGACAAGATGCTGTTTACGCTGTCCAGAATCTCGTCGTTGGTAGAGTTGGCCCACGTCTTCGGCGCATTGTTCAGCGTCACGCCTACCAGGTTGGTTAACCCTTTCACACCCAGTGAGTCGTCACCGATGTAAACCTGCTCATCGTTGTCCATTTGCCATTTGAGCTGCATGCCGTCGTATTTCTGGGTGTCGATTGGACGCCCGACCTGTTGCGCAGCTGCCAGCTCAACAACAGTCCAACCCAGCTCCATCCCCCAGAGGTTCAGAGGATTGCCGTCTTTACCGATATCGACGTTTACGCCAGCAATCGCTGTGGAGTCCTTGCCCACCCAGTTTTTGCCGTTCGGATTAGCACCGGTACCAGCTGCGCCAAAACTGGTGTTGGTCCAGCTGGAGATGTCATCTGCAATAGATACGTCTTCACGCAGCTGGATGTCTCGGCTCCAGGTATAACCCACCAGCGGCAGATTCAGCGTCTGGTCGAGTCGTTCTAGTTCCCCGATGAGGAAGGCACCAGAGCTATCAACGGTTGCCTGATCAAAAGTAATCATTCGTTTGTTCCTTAAATCTTCCAGGAGATTTCAGCATTGCCGTTAGCATCGCCGGCGCCCGTGAATTCGGCGTTAGTAAGCGCCACGTTTTTGCCACTCAATGAAGTAGCCATAAAGCCGCCCAGCGGGACATCGATAGTGGAATCGAGCGACACCACCACGTATACCGGCGCACCTTTTTTGATGGCGCTGGCGTCAGATCCGAGATTGACGCTCATGTAGCCACGCTTCATGGCATCGCCTGGGAAGTTTTTATCTGTACCCACCTGGCGCACCATGTCGGGCTGCGAGGTCGTAGGGTATGGACGTACGTAAATGCCTTTGACTTTATCAGCGGTGTCGCCGTCGCTCAGTGGTACAAAAAAGCCGTCGGTATCGTATTTACCCGCCAGACCGTAAGCCGGGAAGGCGTTGGAAGATTTCAGGATCACCGGCTCAACCGTTAAATCCTGTGGGCGTGAAATAGCCCCGGCAATGCCCACAGGCATCCGGTACAGGTATGCAGTCATTGTTTTATCCTTTGTTGCGATTAGACCAGAAGTCTGAATTCTGCTTGTTCAGGGTGGCGATGTTCGGCGTGCCAATATTTGGGCGCTGAGCATCACCGGTAGGGGTGCGGGTATTGCGGCCTTTCGCAATTTCAGAAACAGCGTTGAATGCCATATCTACAGACTGTTTCGGCAGCTTACGGATATCGGCGTCACCGACTACCTGACGAACCAGCGCTTTATCTGCTGAGGCCAGTACGTCACGTTTGAATGCCGTCGGTTTTACCTTGCGAGACAGGTCGATGCCCGGAACGATGACTTCGGCGCGATAAGCAGAATCACCGGTAATGATGGTTTCGTCTTCGTCGTCCTCGCCGTCGCCTGTTGATTCTTTTTTAGCATTGGGATCGTCTTCAGCGTCACCGGTGGCATTACCTTCCAGTTTTGCCAGTAAGGCTTTCAGCAAGGTTTTAATGTCATCTTCGCCGTCGCCAGTCACCTCTCCACCCATTTCCGGCTTTTTTTCCGGCAATGGCTGTTGTGGTGACAGATTGATATTGAGGTTAACGCCTTGGGGTAGATCCCCCTCGTCGCCCGTCACAGTTGCAGGCGCCGATTCAATAAGCTCATTCATCGTGTCTGCATCGCCCGTTTTGATGGCCGTGCGCATGCGGGTCCACCAGCTTTTCTTTTGAGTTGCCATTGTGTCTCTATCTCCAATTGCACAACGATTTCCGGCTCTGCCTTTGGGGACAAGAGCCACATGGTTACCAGTGATGTCCACCTGATCAGCTTTGCCAGGGGCTGTTTGTTCGTATTCTGCGTCGTAGCCGCACGACACTTGCCGAAGGCCGTCTTCGACCAGCTTTATTGCGTACTCATCTTTAATGATGATGTCGGCAATCATCAGATCAGCCTGGTCACCTGTGCCGCGGCGGACGTTCTGAAGATGACCGACGGCCAGCTCCTTCCAGTTCTCTGGATTGACCAGCCTGACGTTGCCATCTTCGTCTTCGGGGTGTAGCACTGTGATGCTCATACCCTCGAAGGAGGCGAGTGTTGCAGGGTCAAAAACATGTTCAGCCGAACGGGTTACGATGATTTCGCCCGCTGCATTCGGCGTGAGCTTTGGCAGGTCTGCCGCCGCATAAACCTGTGTGCCAGTTCTGGCTACGGGCACGTCTTTGCACAGCAGCGAGCCATCCGCGAGGGTATAGCGGGTCTCACCCAGCCGGGTGTCAAAGAAATATTTCATGGGTTACCTGCAGTTCAGGCGAGATATGGTTGAGGAGTTGGGAATACGATTTCTTTGTAGCAGCGGCAGTTTGGCAGCTCGCCAGCATGCCCGGTCATTCCGTCGAGCGTTGGCGGCCCTCCCCATTCAACGAACTTGCCATCCATTTCCTGATGCGAATGGCGAACATCGCCATCTTCAGCCGTGCGCCAGATATAGCCGTTCGACCCGATGGACAGCGCGCGAGCCTGATCAAGCGCTCCGTTTGCCCGCCCTATTTCAGTACGGGCGATAAGGTTTGCTCGGGATTTGGAGACATCACCTGATGCCGCAATTTCTTTCGCAAAGGGTTCAGCTCGCCCACCAGTCACAACAGCTTCAATGGCCTTATTCTGGATGTCATACACCCGGTCGGCAGCCTCGAGCGGCAGCGACTTGATGTATTTGATCTGCTCCGCAACGATGGATTTCATCACCTGACCCACGGGGGCGTTATCCACCATGTTCCGAAGTTCTGAGCTGATGTCTTTGCTGTGCTGGCGCCACTGCTTTTCGTTCTGGCGCGTTACGTCAATCGTAAAGCTTTCAGCAACCTTGGTTGCCCAGGGTGTGATGATTTCACTGTAACGCTCCAACGCGTCCATGATTTCTGTGACGCTATCGTTTGAACCATCGTATCGGCCATTTACGATGTCCCCCACGGCTCGCGCTATCTGCCGTAGGTTTGTTCGATATCGGGTCTCCGCCTGGCGACTCTGGCGGTTTGTTGTTAAGTTCGCCGATGCCTGGCGGCGGGGCGTCTTCCGCATTTTCGATATCCTCGTCAGTGATGGACGCGCCAATGCCGGTAACGTCAGAAGTTTCTCGCAGATCGGTCATAGCCGCTTTTTGTGTCATCAGGCCGTCGGCCAGCGCGGTGCTGATAGCGGTAGTCGTGTTCACTGCAACAGTTGAACGGTCAACATCCGACATCTGCCAGAGCGGATTGAACTCAAACGTGAAATCGTCCGGTAATGGTTTACCCAGCTCAGACCGGTGCATGATGTCCAGAACTCGGCGCATCGGAAGCCTCAGGCGACGCTCCTGCAGGGAGCTGATCCGGTCATAATAGTTTGCGAGGTCTGCGTCACCGGTCGAAAATCCTTTCGGTGACTGCCCGAACAAGCGCACCAGAGGGATCCCCACGGCGCCGCTGATTTGCTCAGCGAACTGCGAGATAATGTCGTCGAGCCCGCTAAAGCTATACTGGTGCGTTTCGAACTTATCCCGGGTGTCCATGAGCGTCATGCCTTCGTTGCTCTGGAACTGACGGATCAGGTCGATGTTCTTCAATAACGCTTCAAAAGCAGGGCCGCCCAACGCGATTAACTCACGGAGCTTTTCGACGCTGTAGGTGCGCAAGTGCGCTTTGTAAACCAACTGCGCTGCGCCGACTGAGGCGCTATCGAACGCGGTCAGCCGGTCCCAGATGCGCTCCACTACCGACATTCCCCAGTCGTTCTCGGTCATCTTCTGCTGATATGGCAGCGTCACGCCGTCGAAGCGGATCAGGCGGCTGTGATGAATGCGCCACGCAGGTATGCCGGTGGCCGTTGTCACAACGTCGTAAAATTCAGGCTTGCCGAGGTCTGGCCCCATCTCTTTGATGCGGCGCGTCAGCACCGGGTTAATCATCCAGCGGTCGAGTGGAAGGATCCCTTTAAACTTGCCTTCGCCAATGGTCTCCAGCCGTAGCGGCGTGAACGGTGCCTGTCCTTCAATCATGATGAAGCCGACCGCGCCGCCGTAAAGGCGTGACCATTTAAGCGTGTCATTCAATGCATCCCAGATCTGAAGCTCGTCGAGCTGCGACTCAATAACGCCGCGGTCTTTCGCATCGATTTCCGAAGTGATGCGAATGCCCTTACGGGTCATGTCGTCGGGAATGGCATCGACTGCCTCACCGATGACCCACGACGAGCGATACGACCACTCGACCAGCATCCGGTTGCGGCTGGTGAAGTTCGCCCGGTAGGTGGACGCTGAGTGCTGGTTAGCAGTCTGCATCCCCACGCGCGCGACAAAGTTTTCGTAACCATCTGCGGTAGCCTGAGCGGTCCGCTTACCGGCTGGTTTATTTCGTGCCATCAGGCCTGTCTCCCTAGCAGCTCCCAGATATTCAGGGCTGAATTCATTGGCGCGTAACTGATCATCACCGAGTCAGCGAGGTTCGGCGACTTGGTGCCGTCAGGCTGTTTGTCCACGGCGATTTTCCCCACGCCATTAATGGAGTAGGTCGGTTGTGAAAGTTCGATGATGAGTTTGTCTTTGCTCTCCATCGTGCCGCTGATGGAGATGATTTCGTCAGGGTTGTAGGGCATTCCCTCTTTGACTGCCCGGTAGGTGTTTTGGAAAAGCTTGCGTAAACGCCACCAGCTCTGCGCTTTTGAGTTAGCGAAGAAATCTTTGTTCAGGCGCGCTGCCTGTCCGTTATCACCGCGCACGGCTTCATCCTCGGGATCAAACACGCCGCCGCTTCCGCGAAACGGTGTGGCAAGGATTGTCGGCCGCCGGGTTGATTTGCGCAGCTCGTTGATCGCTCGCGCATCGCCGCGCACGCCAGCACCCAGGCCGTCCTCATCGAAGCGGAATTCCTCCAGCCGGTCTTCTTCGCAGTAGCCGAAAACTTTCTCAACTGACTGGTAGATATCGCTGCCAACGCCGGACCACTCTCTGACGTTCTCGAGCAGAAAGCCGTGACGGGTTGAAAAGGCGTTTTTGTCTCGCCCTTCGTCCGCAACGTCCATCGCTCCGAGGCGTTTTCCTGTTGGCTGAATGCCGAGTTTGATGTGCGCGTCTACTGCAGCCTGCACCCAGTCAGATGGGATAAGCACGCCTTCGGCGGATGCGCTGTAATTCAGGTCGAGTTCTTGTGCGACCACGACAGGGTTATCGATTTTGGCGCACTCTTTGTTGTACCAGGCATCATCTTTGCGCGGGTCGCTGCGCCAGTGGAACGTGAAAACAGGGATGCGGCCACCGTGGCGCTTTTGCGCAAACGGGTTAGCCATGCCGTTAACTGACGACAGGTCGATACGACAACGGGTTGTCTGAGAGAGTGCGGCGTCAATCAGCAGGGGGCGCTGAAGGAAAGCGGCCTCATCTACGAAATAGAGCGTGGTACGGTCACCACGTCCGATATTGTCACCCGCTTCCCCCTTCAACACAGCGCCAGTGTCAGGGAACTCGACGCGCATGTATGGGGCGTGCTTTTTCTCGTTCCAGCTGCCGCGAAATTCAACCGGCAGCGTTTCAACAAATTTACGGGCTTTCCAGAACAAAGCTTTCGGATCGCCGGTGCTGTCCACGTACTCCTCTTTACGGGAGCCGAAGCCGATAACCATTTCTTTGTTGAACAGGCACAGGGAGCAGGCAAGCCCGATAGATGTCCAACTCAGCCCCATCTCGCGGCTTTTCTCTGTGATGCCGTTTTCCATACCGCGCCGCCGGTCCATTATCCATTCTATCCACTCCTCCTGTTTGGGGAAGAGCAGGAACGGGATCGTGACAGGCAGGCCGTAATCGAGGTTTCGCGGGTCGGTCGTCATACCCCAGTCGATAATGAACTGGGCAGGTTTTTCACGGTAAAACGTTTTGAGCGCAGGCAACATCTCGGGATTGTTCCGGATGCGCTGTAGCCTCTCCATACGCCACTCAAAAACCTGAGTGTAATCCGGGTTTTTGAAGTCAAACGGGAATGGAATCGGCATAACTACCCCATCATTTTTTTGTAATGCTCAGCGGCCTCCTGTGGGGTCATCGTTACGTTTTCCGTCTTAATTGGCGCACCGTCTTTCCCGGTACTCTCAACCTTGAGTTTATTGGTATACGCATCCCCGCATTCTTTGGCCGCCTGCTCGATGAGCTGAGCAGTGAGTGCAAAGTTCTTCATGCCTTCTGTCTTGGAAGCCATGCGATCCAGAGCGCGCAGCCGGTAGGCTTTATTCGCAATCGGGATGTCCGCCGTCTCGTTCTGAAATCGCTCACGGGTGGCGTCAAACATCTCTACCCATTTCGGCGCCAGCGTTTTACCGCTCGCCTTCGTCGGGTTGTGAGACTCGGCCTGCTGGCGCGATATTTTGATACCAAACTCTTTTAATACCGCTTCAACGACCGTGGAGGGAGAATCAAAACATGCAAGCGATTGAACGATGAAGGCTTTCACTTCTGGTTTCAGTGATGCCATGTTTCACCATCCGTCTTATAAGGTCTATTTTCAAGCCAGTTTCAGCAGGCAGGTCCCGCACGCTTTGGCGATATCGATATTGCCTACCTCTGGCGCATTTTTGGCAGCGTCAATCAGCTCTTGAACTTCAACGCTGGCGCCGTATCTGCGAACCACGCCAACGAACTCTTCGACGTCATGTCCGCGCAATTTGAGAACCGGTTTTCCGGTGTCGCGGTTGAATTTTGGCGCACCGAATTCATCGGTAGCCTGGGCGATGTGATAAAGCTCATGTTCTACCAGCGCGCAGAACTCCAGATCGGTGCATTGTGCGCAGTAGTCAGCGGCCAGCGTGATGATGAACGTTGGTACCTCGCCAAACCATTCATGCATCTGCTGTTCCATACGGGCTTTTTGCCAGCCTCCCGCTCGCATCGCCACCTCTTCAGCCTGACCCAGAACCGCCCGACCTTTCTTTTCAAATGCGGCAGCGGCCCACATAAAACGAATATCGGCGTCTGCAAGATGAGCATGATCAGGATTATGCAGTTGGCCTTCTTCTGAAATGATCTGGAGGTTTACCCACTCCATAATTTCAGGTGCAGGAATCAGGCGGTTATAGGGATGAAATTCTTCACTTAAACTGAGGTCGGGCATTGGCCTTTCCATAACGTTTACTTAACAAAAGTGACTTTTGTGACAATTAACCGGCGAATTAAACGCGCCGCTTCTCGCTCAATATTGTCGATGTTCTGAGGGGTGACAGGATAATCCTGATATTTGCGCTCTAACTCACTAAAAACGCTGTTTACCTGCTGATTGTTCGGCGGGGTAATTTCTAAATTTAGCTTTGCCATTACCGTTCCCTATGTTGATAAACCATTATCAGGGGCATCAGGAAAAGTGGATGCCCCTTGTAATGCACTATCAGATCACAGGTATTTCTTTGCCAGCGCGACTAACTCGGCCTCTGCTTCGCTACCGAGTTTCTCAATGCCGTGCTCTACAAATGCCACAAAATTGGCGAATGCAGATTTTTCGGCATCCAGTGGAGAAGTCACTACAGCAACCGGCGCTGCTGGCTGAACGTCTGCCGCTCCGGCATCAACAACTGGCTGCGCGTCTGCTACGGTGTCTACTAATGGTTCTGACATTGTGGTTACCTCTGGTGTTAGTATTTCGGCGGGAGCCGGTTTGGAATAGATAGTTTTGAGCCATGCAAGAAGACACTTAATCATTTCTGTCTGGCCTCTTCTGCTTTTCGAATATCTGCCTTATCCCTGTTTGCCTCTCCCAACGTTTCAAGTAGCTGAGCATTGAGCGTCAGGCACTGCCCCCATAGAAGCGGATCAGGAATAATTGGGATTGGGTAGTCAGCCAGCAGGCTTGCCGGTATTGGAGTTTGCGGAGTCTTTACGTAAACCGTCTGCTTGCCTGCGCAGGCTGTCAGCAGCGGCAACAGGAACAAGCTTATCAGTACAGGCATCATCTTTAATCGCCGCCTGAATGGTGACAATCTGCGCTTCAACATCACTGCGCATTGTCTGCTTTGCATTGATATTTGCCTCTGCGAGAGTATTTAGAATGCCGATGGTCAGTGACTGATTTTCTGCAACGAACTCGGCCTGATTCTTGGCTTGGGTCGCCACTGATATTTCTGACTGCTGGCTGATGGTCTTACCGTAGTAATGAAATGCCGCCCAGAGCAGAACGCCGATGATGAGAGCAAAGGCCGCTGTGAGGCTAATGCGTAACCAGTTCATGTCCCCCCTTAAGGCACAGAGCCTTTTCTTTCTCACGGCGCGTCACCAGTCCGGGCAATTGCTTGCCGCCACCGTATGTCCAGCGCGAAAACTGATTGCAGGCTTCAGTGAATTTGCCGTCACGGAACATGCGGAACATCGTGGATTTCTGCATCTGCCCGCAACCGGCGTTAAACGTGATCGAGGTGACAGCATCAAACTGGCCTTGGTTCAGCTTCTTGCCATTGGCATATTTATTAACGCAGGATTCAGCCTGGAGGATGTTCTTTTCCCAATCAGATGCAATCTGAGCATCAGTCTTTCTTATTCCGGGTTTAACGCCATGAGTATTGCCAATGCCGTCAGTCAGTACACCAGCAGGACAAACGTATGGGTCGCGCTGGCAGCTCTCCGCGCCACCGATAAGTTCGAGACCCGCCTGACTAGTTCTCACTGTCCCACTCGAAACAACGATTCCGATGATAGTCATGACAGCGCATGCACCGCCGACAATGCCCTTGCGTGATGCAGAAGCCATGATTATTCCTCTTTCTGAAACAACCGTTTTTTCTCTGGCGGCTCAGCAATGATTCCGGCTGCTACGCCTTTCTCATACGCGCGAGTTCTGCGCCATTCGAAATAAGTATTCGTTATGTAGGTGGCAAGGCCGATTAAGAACCCTCCCACCACCGCTATCTGATTCCAATCCAAATGCTTGAGCCAGTCGCTAAAGCTACCAGCACAGATAAGAGCAGTAGACACGCAGTAGGACGCCCCGGAAGCTAGTTTTTCAGGCATCATTTTCATCTCTCACCTCCCATTACATAAATGGGCTGTGCTGTAGTCATAGGGAGTAGAGCCTCGACCGCTTAGGTTCATAAGGGTGAGGTGACTGATTGGTCGGGCTCTAAATAAGAAAACCCGCAAATCGCGGGCTTAGAAAGAGGAGCGGCGGAAAGCGTAAGAGGCGACGCCTTTACGCCCGAGATCACACTCGAAGGTGTTCTGCTCAATGCAGGTAAAACCCTGCTCAGCAAACCAGCCCCTGATACCTTCATCGGTAAAGTACCAAATGTGTTCATCCTTTCGGAAGTGGTGCGATCGGAGGATGTCACCAGCGTCTGCAAAGATAGGGATCGAAACGAAAACGAATTCCGTCGCCTGTTGCACGGCCAGTTCCGGCTCATCGATGTGCTCCAGAACATCCCACATCGTCAGCGCCAGCCACTTCTTCGCGTAGAGGTCTGCGTAAGCCCCTCGTTGATTAAGCCAGGCAATGCCAGCAGGATTAACATCAAATCCCTGTGTGTCCGGGCGAGATGCGACGAACTGCCCGGCGCCAATACCCACATCGAGCACAGCGCCAGAATAATGCCGCTCAACCAACTGAATACGCGCCTGTGTCAGCGCATGGCCAGTGTCGGTATCAGCCATCAACTGATATTTTGCAAAATAGTGCTCGTCGTAAGGACGTGATTTAGGAACCGGATAACGTCCGATCCCCAGCTCGGGGAGGAATACCAGCCCGCTGTTCAATTCTTGATAAAACGACTTCATTCAGCCAGGCCTCAAATTTTGATTCGAAGTTAGAAATCCGCTTATCGCAGTGGTGATCCCATGCTTCACAGCGGCAGTAATTGTCAGGGATAGCCCACCCGACGCGGCGCAAGTCCATCCGGGGATCTGTAACAACTTCGGGAGCGTTATGCGCACCACGGCCACCAGCCACAACGTAAACAGGGGTTTTGTAGGCAATGGCCGCAGGAAGCGCCCAGCCAACTGGACTGACGACCACCGCGGCATGTTCGACCAGGCGCATCAGCTCTTTAATACTCAACTCACCCGCGTGCAGCTTCAGGTCAGCTTCCGGCTCATCGCCAACCAGCCATTCTTCACCGTCTTGCAGATCCGCAACGCTGACCACGAGGAAGTTTTTCCGCAGAATTCGCGAGGCTTGCAGGAGATAGTCGGGATCGGGATTGCGGGAATCACTTCGCCATTCAGAGCGCACAGTTGCCGGTCGTATAACAGCAATCGGCTTTCTGGCCGTAAACAGCTCCGGGCCGAATGAGGGTAAATCCAATGGCGCCGGCTCAATGCCGAACTGATAACGCATTGCTTCGAATATCGATCCGCGCTTCAGGTCAGCGGGCCCGTAAAATATTCGCTTCGTCTGGCGAGGTGACGGCGGCGTGAAAAATGTCGCAGCACTCTTAACCTCGTTTTTCCGCTGAGTCCTGAGCGTGGTGTCGCTGCGTACCGGATTTACCTGCAGGTCTTCATATAACTCCGGCCATGCCGTTTTAATGTATGAGCCAGCGGGTAATTGTTTCACGAAAGCCCGCTGATAGATGGTGTCACCCATTCCCAGCATTCCATCGATAAAAATAGGGGGAGTCAGCATGTAACCTCACGTAAAGCCGCATCAAGAGACACACGCCGAAAGCACTGAAGCTCCGAGTAGCGGCTACTGTTGATGATTCTCACCCTGCCGCGCATCTGTTGCGCCAGCAGTTCAAATTCACCGCGCCAGCGCGTCACATTTGCAGGCGTCGGATTATCCAGGGCGACGTGATCGCCATGCCAGTGGCTACCGCTTGAAATAGAGCAGTCGAAACCCAGCAAAATGATATTTTCGGCGCCGAGCCAATGCGCGAACCGAATAGCCCGCTGACCGGAATTGAACGTCTCGCTGGTATTGGTCGGAAAAAGGTTTATCCCGTATCGTTTTTGCGCCCGCACATTGCACGTCCAGCGGGCGGCCCGTTCCGGGAGGCTCGGGAAATTGATATCCCACCAGCGCAGGTCACCCGCGTAGATGTGGGTGCAATCAGGCACCGCCCGCCACGTTGAATTAACAGCGATAACCGGCAGGCCAGATTCTACGGCCAGCGAACAATCAGCAGGAATCAGCGACGGGCCAGACGCGCAGATAACGACAGCTGACATATTGCGTTACCCCAAACGAAAAAGGCCGCCGAATTGGCAGCCTCAGAAACGCAAAAGCCCCGGCGAGTGCCGAGGCTTGAATGTGTGCTGGGTATTAATCTCCCATCATTAGAGGCAAATTTAGCCAATTTTATTCACTTTTGCAAAGTGATTTTTCAAGAGATTGATATGTAATGGTTTTCATGATGCCATTTCAGGCCGTGAAACTCGTCCTAAAACAGTCTCTGCGGCGCTCGCTTCCTGGTAACAATGGCTTATCAATAAATCAAAAAAGCGCTGCCAGTTTCGATTCCACGACGGTTGGGACAGCTCAGGAAGGAGACCTTTAACAACCTTGTATGCTGGCGCGCTGGTCATCGGCTTCAGGCCAGTGCCATGACAGCGCTCGCAGGTCTTCTCGACCGTTTTACCGGCAGCCCGCGTTCTCGCGATGTCGTACACCTTGCCGGAACCGCCGCAGCGACAACGCGCACGTTCTACGTCAGCAGTGCGGCAGAAATCATCTACGGCAAGCTTTGCCAGAACCACCATGCAGCGCGCCATGTTGCGGCCAGATGCCTTCCCCACTAGTTTCGGTGCCTGGCTGATTGCGAACAGCGCCAGCCGTTCGATCGCCGCATCACGCTCTTTGGCGTCTTTGTTATATTTGGCGTAAAGCAGGCTCAGGCCTTGCGCCTCGCGAGACTGAGTTATTCCCAGCGCAAACATCACGTCAGTGTATCCGCCCTTCCCGCCTGAACGGCTTTGATAGGCACGCACTACGCGCCGATCCTGCAACTCACCGGCATGGCTGGTGCAGAGAAGTGATTGAGGCTTTGTTTCAACGGCCATGCTCATGATGGATGGTGATTTCGGGCTACTCGCCAGCAATGCGTGTTCTATTCTCACGATATCTCTCCAATAAGTATCTGACCTGTTTCACCCCAAACCTTTGAGACGCGACCGTCCCAGATCCGGCAGTCGTCTTCAAAAATCGCATCGAGTAATGCTTTTTCCAGATTGTCTTTATCCGGCTTTTGCTGGTGTGGCTTACCGGACATTTCCGCTTTTTTCTTTTTGCTCCAGCTTGCAGGCATTGGCAAAACAAACGTGACGTGCCAGCCGCAATCAGGCAGGGAAATGCGGTTAAGCCGCACTTCGTCGCAGAAGGCGCGATAACGCAGAACCGGCGGGCGTTGTTTCCATCGGTCACGCTGGGTCATACGAGGCTTTGGTATTGGCGTTATCGCGTAGGTTTTCATCAGGCTCCCTGTTGTTGTCTAAGTTGCTGGTATTCACAGCGCGCCGGAATGGTCAGGCGAAAGCCGCGTTGGTGCGCCCAGGCATCGACCTGTTCGAGATAAATCGTCATTTCGCTGGTATCCAGCTGTTTAGTCGATTTCACATAGCGCGTTTCGCCCATGACGGTGATGGACTTCGCCGGGCAATAAATTTCTTTCAGGTATTCGTGCAGCTGCTCGCCAGTAAATGTCCCCTTTCCGGCTTTGCCGAGCTGGCCAGCGATTTCGCCGTACCATTTCCATAGCAGCGCGTTCTGACTGAGCGTGCGCTTATCGCGCCATTCAACGATGCTGACGCGGTAGCGCTTGCCGGATGCGATAAGCTCTCTTAGCACCGGCCAGAGCTGCGCTTTTGTGGTTTCGTGCAGGCAGAAGTCATCCATCAGAACTCATCCTTTCCATAACGACGCGGTGACGCAGCTGGCGCATGCTGACGCTGTTTGCACATCTCGGCGGCGTGTGCTTGATCTGTCGGCATGAAGTGCCCGTTTTTGAAATGCTGGTAGACGGTACCGAGCTCACCAAACCGGTTTTTGGTCACGATGATTTCAGCGAACGGCGCCGCCGGGCTCTCAGGGTCGTAAACGGCTTCGCGGTACAGCATGTAAATTCCGTCAGCGTCCTGCTCGATGCTCCCCCCGTCGCGCAGGTCAGAGTTAACCGGGCGCTTCTGGCCTTTCGGCCGCTTCTCTACGTCACGGGATAGCTGGCTGAGCGACATCACCGGTGTTTTCAGGTCTTTCGCCATGCGCTTCATGCCGCCAGAGATATGGGCAATCGCCAGGTCATTTCGCTCTGCGCGCGGCTTCTCGATCAGGCCGAGGTAATCGCACAGGATCAGGGAAAGGTTCGGGTGCTTGCGCTTATGCCGTTCAGCAATCGCCCGGATCTGCTCGATGGTCAGCTTTGAAGAATCGACAACCCAGACCTGCAGACCGGCCAGACGGTTGATGCCCATCGAAATGCGCGCCCAGTCTTCATCGTCCATGCGGGATGGTTTACGCAGTGCAGAAACCGGCATGTTTGCAGCGCCAGCCAGCTGACGCTCTATGACCTGCTGCGCACTCATTTCCATGCTGAAAATCAACACACCGCGCGGAACCTCGTCTTCCCCGATGCGGATAGTACTTTCCGCCACGCCTTCGGCCACGGTCAGAGCAAACTCGGTTTTGCCCATGCCAGGGCGCGCAGCAACGATGATCAGATCCTCGTTGTTCAGGCCGCCGGTGATTTCATCCAGCTCAGGAATACCGGTTTTCAGGGTGTCCGACTCCTCGCCGTTCACGAGGCGATGCTCGAGCACGTCGCCATATGAGCCCATCAGCTCATCGATGTGAATGGGCTGAACCTCATCCGCTGGCCGGTTAATACTCATCACCTGACTGACAAATTCCTGAATGGTGTCTATCGCCCGTTCATGGTTATTCGCGCCGGTGATCTGGTCGTAATAGGTTTCCATGAGCTGGGAGAACTGCCGGATCTGAGAAAACTCGCCGACAATGCGCGCATAGCCCTTCAGATTCGCAGCCGACGGACACTGCCGCATGGTTTCCATGACGTTGGCAAAATGGTCATTACCCATAGCCTCGGCAACCATCAGGCCGTCGATCAGCCCGCGATTGTTCGCCTGGCGCTTAATCTCTTTGAACGTCTCACGGTAGAACGGCACGGAAAAAGCTTCCGGGTTCAGGGTGGCCAGTACATCGCTTGCATCTGGTGTGTATCCGCTCAGCAGCAGTCCGCCGATCACGCTGGCCTCGATATCGGTATTGATCACAGGGTTCCCTCCCGCACTTTTCGCAGCGTCTTGGGCTGCATCAGGTAATCGAAATCTGCGCGCCAGCCAAGGCCATCAGCGCCACCAAAATAATATTCGCGGGCATCGGAAAGGAACGCCCTGAAGTACGCACGAAAACCTTCTGGTGTCTGTTTGGCGAGATGGCTTGCAAGCTCACGGATAGCGATGGAACGGTCACGGTATAAATCGGCTGGCGCCATGCGCCCTGCGGTCACTTCGTTGTAGGCGTCAACCACGGCCTGACAGTCGATATCCACGCAGGTTTTCTGCCAGACTTCGGCGTCGGACAGATAGCCATCAAACCGGTTAACGCGGCAGATGTTTGTCGGTTTGGGCGCGCTGCCGCTTCGGATCTTCCACGTCTGCACAACCCAACGAACTACCAACTGCAGGTCTTGCAGGGTGTAGGCGCTGCGGGACTTGGTTTCCGTCAGCAGCACTGCGAAAGGTTCTGCAGAACGACAACTGCCGTCGGTGAGCTCGTTGTAATACTCCAGGGCCTGTTTTGCTTCTGCCAGAACGTGTTCTGAAAATTCCTTCCCGGTTTCCCCCTTGGGGGCTTTAGGGGGATCTGTTTTTATTGTCTTTGGAATAATGTCTATGGTGTGACCCTGATTTGGTGACACTGCGATCCCCATTTTGGTGACACTTTTTGTCACCGCTTTGGTGACAGTGCCCCCATTTTGGTGACACAGACTAAAATCCCATTCCGAAACGTTCTTGTTTGGCCCAATCCGGTTACCCTCTCTTATGATTATTTTCATAGAGATAAGCTCGTTTTTGGCCTCGTTAACTTTCTGGCGCGGCAGCTTGCAGATGTCGGAAATCTGCTGATCTGTCATGCGGTCAGATTTCTTATTCCAGCCATAAGTCAGCCGGAGAACGGCAAGCAAAACTTTGTAATGGCGACGGTTGAGATTTGCGCCTGCATACTCTTCCAGAAGCATTGTTGCCAGCCGTGTATACCCATCATCGAGATCGGCCACGCGACGCTCCTCGCGCTGCTCTGGCGCGCGAAATTGAATTATTTCAGCAGTGCTATTCATCTTTTTTCGCCTCATGCTGTTCCTGAACCTTGCGCCACTCCGAAGCAAACCGTTGCTGGAAAGCCTTGGGCGCGGCGCCGATAGGATCAGCAGGCCGAACGTAGTCATAGCGGGTAATTTCACGGGGTTGCGCTGGACGCTTGTTCTTGTGCATAATGGATAAAACCTCAGTGGTTTTTAAAGAAGTGATGGCCGTACTGTTCGCGCAGTGCGGCTTTTCTTTTTGGTTTGCAGTAACCCATTCCCATGCCCTCAGTTAAAACCAATAGGCTCCGGCCGCATGCGCTCCGCCTTCATGCCGATTTCAGCCAGGGTCTCCATCGAGAACAAATAATCTCGTCGAACCAGCACCGCCTCAGGTGGCGCCAGCTGAATTCCCAGCGCCGCAAGGAACTTGCAGAACTGTTCAATGTTCCCCTGCTTCCATCGGCTTATGGTCGATTCATCCATCCCGATTTCGTCAGCAATAGGCTTCTGCCCATGCAGTTGAAGCTGCCGCAAAACAAGCCGCTCCATATCACGTGGCTTGAGTTTTGGCAGTTCTGAGTTGCGTGTTGTTGCGTTTGTTTCCATTTATCTTTTCCTTGTTAATTGAGTGTTAGGCTGCATCCACAGACTTTGTGGTATGTGGGAAAACCTCTGGGATGTCTGGCCGGATCTCATGTGCCTGTACTTTCCCGTTAGTTGCTTTAACAACGGACATCACATTACTGATATCCACGCGCCCACCATGAAGCCAGCGCCAAACAGTGGGCTGCTTGACACCGCACATTGAAGCCAGCTTTTGTTGGCTACCTGCGATGCTGATAGCTTTCTGAATAACTCTATTGGTCATAACCAATCCTCTTGCGTATTAAATTAAAGGGATAATAGCAATGAGTATTAATTTAAGCAATAGCCATGCGTGTTTGACGGTTGATACGTGTAGCTATAAGTTGCTCAGCATGAAAACGACACTTGCTGAACGATTAAATAGAGCAATGGAGTTGCGCGGAAACATGACTCAGGCTGCTTTAGCCGAGGCATCCGGCGTAGCTCAGCCCACTATTTGGAGACTGACCAAAGGCAAAGCCAAGACGTCAGGTAAATTAGTAGATATTGCAAATGCCTTGGGTGTAAATGTCGATTGGCTTGCGAATGGTGTAGGTGATATGGATGGCGGGAAAAACATTTCATATCAGCCAAGGGCTGACCGTTCACATCAGATTGCGGTTTGGGACGAGAATGGTGAGACCGATGACTTCGTTATTTCACCCAAAGGAAAACCACTTTCCAGCTGGCGAGCCTATATATTAAAGCGCAATAGCGGTTGTGCTGAAGCGCCTGCCGGTTCAATTCTTATCGTCGATACAGAAATGACACCAGGCACAGGCGATCTTGTGATTGCCAAAATCAACAACACATTTTCCGCTTTCCGCTTTTTAGATGGCGGGTCTCATGGTTTTTTATCAGTTGACGATAGTCGAGTTCCGCTTATAGAGGCAGATCCCGAATCCCTGATCGGGGTTACCGTCTTGCTGTTAAGAGATTTCAGAATGTAATCACTCACACCCTGCTCTGGCAGGGTTTTTGTTTCATACACCCCGCAGCTCTTCCTCTCTAATATTAACAACATACGTTACCCCATAGAGTTACAATCTGATTCAATATAAACAAATACTGTTCATTTATACAGTTGTATTTTAGCTTACACTTCCCTCTCGGCTCTGCAAATTTTGTTGTTGTGCCATCGCGCCAACAAGCGCAGTAAGCGCAATATCCTCCCTTGCAAAAAAAATCCTTCAAATAAATTCCCTTTCAAATCACCAAATTATAGCCATTGCTATTGAATTCATGTTAATACTCATTGCTATTAAAAATACTCAAAGCTATTATCACTCCATCAACACGGCAGGACGCCAACTAAGCAGCACGCGATGAGGTGAGCGATGTAATCACTTCCGGCCCCGAAAGGGATCGACCGCTAAATGTTCTTAAAGGAGAGAAGTGTACTTACCACTGCCCCTGCTATGCCGGGGGCTTTGGCAAGACCATTGATTGAGGATCACTGAATGAGCAGCTATGAGGAATATTTCGACAGTTTGAAAGAAGGTGAAGAGGCCATGAGCGAAGCGGAATACAACGAGTGCTTAGCACCTCAAAGTAATCCATTCAATCAGTCACTTAATTAATAATGGTAGTAAAGCCCGGAGAACCGCAGCAGTTCATTGGGCTTAAAAGTAAAGGCGGTGGATTGCTGGGCATCATCCCAGCTCATAACAGATAAGAGCATTGCACCGGATATATGGCCAGCACCTGTGTAACTTCCCCTGGCGGCAAGGTAATTAGGTCGCAAAGGCAACGTTACGGGTCACGCGGCGTAAGGTGGTCAAATGCAGTGCTCTTTTCGTTGTGTCGTAGCATAAAAGGCAATGCACGGGGTTCCCTACCCCGAATCTGGTTCGACTCCAGCGACGCAGCTCTCTCCGTTAATCATCTAATGCTGTGTGTCTTTGCCCCATACCCCTGGGGCATTTTTTTCACTCCATCGCAAAGAAGCCTGCCAGCGCGGGCGCTTTGTCATGGATTAAATCGGAGATCCGAATGCAACGAAATCCACTTTCCACAACGCGGCGCCAGCGAACCAGCTCATCAATGCAGTTCGGTTTGCCGGTGGTCACGTTCAGCAGCTGCTGCACGCAGAAACACAGCTGGCCGATATGGCTCACGACTCACGCACGGAGAACATCATGGAAATGAAACCTGCTCAGAAAATTCAGTATCGCCACAAACTGACCGGCGATGACGTTCGCGACTGGGCGCCGTTGACGTGGCGCGGCTTTTGGCTGCCGGCAGCTCTTCTGCTGGTGATGACCGTCGTTCTGTTGTTGGCTGATTCATTATGCAAATGACATCCGCCATAACTACAGATCGCCAGCTCAAGGCTGACACGCTCATTCTTAACTTCTGTCTCGACAACCACGTTTCACCGAGTGACCTCGACCGCCTGGCTGTTCGCCTCGCGCACATGGAAGCCGTGGCAGACCAACGCACCGACACAGGAAAACAGCATGATCACTTTCCGCGTTATTGATACGGAAACTACGTCGTTCGAAGGCGGGATCGTGGAGATTGCCAGCGTCGATATTGTAAACGGCGAAATCTGCAACCCCATGAGCGACTTTGTAAAGCCTCCTGAGCCTATCAGTTTTGAGGCTATGGCAATCCACCACATCACAGAGGAAATGGTCGCAGACGCGCCGCCCATCGATGATGTGATTGATAAGTACCTCGGCGCTGAGGTTTATGTCGCGCACAACGCCGCGTTCGACCGTGAAAAATTACCAATGATTGCCGGCCCCTGGGTCTGCACGCTGAAGCTTTCGCGCAAGCTCTGGCCGGAAGGCGGGCACGGTAATCAGTACCTTCGCTATGCAAAAGACATCAATCCTTTCGTGCCAGAAGGCCTCTATCCTCACCGCGCGCTGTATGACTGCTACGTGACGGCGGCGATTCTTCTTCGTATGAACAAAGAGGCGCGCTGGACAGTTTCCCAAATGCGGGAAATCACGAACAGCCCTTCCCTGCTGCACGTCATGCCCTTCGGTAAACACAAAGGCAAAACCTTTGTTGAAATCGCAGGTATCGATGCTGGTTATTTCCGCTGGCTGCTCGGTCAGTCTGATGTGTCCGAGGATCTGGCCTTCACTGTAAAGCAGGCGATGGGAGCGATGTTCTGATGGGTATCCCCGTACTAATTCTTGGTGATTCAGGTTCTGGCAAATCAGCCAGCATGATGAACCTAAACCCCGATAAAGGGTTTCTGGTTAACCCAGAAAATAAGCGTCTTCCTTTCAAATCAAAAGGCTGGCAGGCGCGAGACTTCGACGCCAAAACCGGCAACGTCTTCTTTACAGACATCCCTACCGACATAACGACAATCATCAATTTCGCCGTTCGTGCTGGCCGCAAATATGTGGTGGTTGATGATTTCCAGTACGTGATGGGGAATCAGTTTATGCGGCGCCGCAGTGAAAAATCCTTCGAAAAATTTACGGAGATTGGCGGCGGTGCCTGGGATGTGATCCGCGCAGCGCAGGCGGCAGAAGAAGAGCTGATCGTTTACTTCCTGGCTCACACGGAAGAGACACCGCAGGGCCGCATCAAGATGAAAACCATCGGTAAAATGCTGGACGAGAAAATCACAGTCGAAGGCATGTTTAGCATCGCGCTTAGAACTGGTGTTACCGATGGCCGGTATTACTTCACCACCCAATCAGACGGAACCGACCCGGTTAAATCTCCGATCGGCCTTTTCGATAACTTCCAAATACCTAATGACCTGGCAACCGTTGACGCGGCAATCCGGGAATATTACGAACTCTCAGATGGAGCAACAGCATAATGCAACCAATGTTCACCTTTAACGAAGAGTCAGCCAAAAAGTCCGGCGCTGGCGGTATTTCTGAAACCGGTGCTTACACTGGCACTATCGCAGCGGCACTCTTCACGAACGGCCGTGACTCACAATCGGCAGCAATGGAATTCAGTCTTGAGACTGATGCCGGAAAAGCCAATTACCTTCGCGTGAATTACATCGGGCGCGACGGCCAGCCGTTGCAGCACGGTGAAGCTTTGATAAACGCCATTATGGGATTGACGCGAGTTAAACAGCTGAACGCCACTGAAGGTGTAAATGATCAGGGCGAACCGGCATTTCACTGTAAGGAGTTGGAGGGTAAGCCGATAGGCTTCGTCCTGCAGAAGGTTCTTTACACCAAAACCGACGGCACCGACGCATATAAATTTGAAGTGCGCCAAGCCTTTGGGTCAAATACTCGCAAAACATTCAAAGAAGCATCTGAAGGCACGCCAGCTGAAGCTGTCGATAAGATGCTGCTTTTGCTGAAAGACCGCGACGAACGTCTGCCTGCAGGTAACACAGGTTCAACAATCGGCCAGCCAGCACGCTCTATGCTCGGTGGCAACCAGCCTGCACAATCGCGTTTGCAACAGCGCCAGCCACAAAACACTGCTCAGCAAACGGGTAATTTCGATGATGACATCCCGTTCTGACCAACTCGTCAGCCCCGCAAAAAGCGATGGCAGTAACCCCAGCCTGTTCAGGGCTGGTAATCCCCTTTCCTACCGAGGCAATTACCATGCCTAAAACCAAAACACACACCGGCACTGTTGTTCGTGCTGGTGGAGAGAAGTGCGTCAAATTGCACATGACCGCCACAACGTGGGTTGCCAGCCCGAAAGAATATTACTACCGGAATTCCGGCCAGCGCGGCGGCGGCCACGGTCGCGCCAGATTGCTACTGGATACAATCATGCCGATCGAAAAGGTTGCTGAGTAATGGCCCGCGGGAGGGCGTACTGGGACGGCCGGCAGGTCACGTGCCGCTGCCCCTCTTATAATTTTCCTCACCGGTTCAGCGGCGGGAAGTGCAACGGGTACCACATGGCGAAGGAGTGCTTTGAAAATCGCCTGAACTGCCAGCATTGCAACTGCCTGCACGCTGGCGGATGCGACGTGATCAACGAGACCGAAAGTCCGGCTGAATGCCTGTACGTGCTGGACTTCTGCGCCGACTACCAAATCAAATTACCGCACTGATTCAACGAATAGATGATCGATCATTAATTTCCGCTCAATTAACGAACAGACCGTTCTGGCCTGTATTCACAGGTAATCATCAATGAAAATTTATATAGCCGGGCCGATGACCGGCCTGCCGCATTTCAACCGCCCCGCTTTCAACCAGGCGGCTATCAACCTGTCATTCGAAAAGCACGTCCCGCTGAATCCGGCGATCCTGCCGGATGGTCTGACGGAAGCTGATTACATGGCTATCGGTCTGACGATGCTGCAGCGCGCCGGAGCAATTTACCTGCTCACCGGCTGGCAGTTCAGCGCAGGCGCCAGAGCGGAACATGCGCTGGCCTTGAAGTTGGGTTTGGAAGTAATCGAACAGAAGGAAACCAGCCATGACTGATAAAACACAGATGGAATATTACTTCGAGTTCCCTGCGTCATACGGCTTTCAGGGAGACACCTATGTTTTGCTGATGACTATTCCGGGCAGAACGCTGACCAGAGTATTGTCATCTGATAATTTCGGCCATGCTCTGGAACGTTCACAGCGCGAAATTAACAAAACGCGGGTTAAAAAATTCCATGACTATTTAGTCAATTCCGTTGAAACCAAAACGGCATTCATTATTCCGCCGCTGGTTGGCAACTGTGATTCTGATATTGAATTCGAACCTTTCGGCAACACGAACGTCGGCATCGTAAGATTTCCTATGGATGCAGAAATTAAATTATTTGATGGTCAGCACCGCGCCGCCGGGATCAGCGATTTTTGCCGGAACCACAGCACCTCGGTCTCAGTTCCTCTGATGCTGACACAGAAATTACCGTTAAAAGTTCGACAGCAGTTTTTCTCTGACATAAATAACAACGTCTCGAAACCGTCCGCCGCCATCAACATGGCTTACAACGGGAGAGATGCTGTCGCCCAAAGCATGGTTTCTTTCCTGTCTACTCACGAACTTTTCTCAGTGATCACTGACTTTGAGCACAATGTTGTACCGGCCAAAAGCGAGTTGTGGATCAGCTTTAAGGCACTGAGTGATGCAACAACAAAATTCTCTGTCAGTAAGGGGAAAGAGGTCTCAACAGGTGATATTTACGACATCTGGGAAGCGTGGCTTAGCCTTACCGCTATCAAGGATCTTCACCATTCTGTTTCACCCGCTGAATACAAACGGGATTACATCCAGTTCCACGCCGTGATGATCAATGCATTCGGCTACGCAATTCAGGAGCTGCTTAAACATCGGCCGGTTCAGGGGGTTGTGTTGATGATCGAAGAGTTAGCCAACAAGAGCACATCACTTGATCTGGAAAACTTCTTCGAGATTTCCAACTGGGGAGGCATTTGTGCCAATACAGACAAAGAACGTCCTACGGTAATTGCCAGTATTCCAGCTCAAAAGGCAGCCGGCCAGCGCCTGGCTCTTGCGATTCAACAAACCTCTTTTAAGCCGGAGGCTGTATGACTGATACAACAGATATAGCAGCACTGACTCGTCCTGTTCGTGACCGGTATGATTGGTCATGTGCAGTATGGCGGGATTGCGACCACTGCGGAAAGCAGCACACAGGCACCGTTACAGCAGGCGACGGATCTCAAATCTGCGCCCACTGCGCCGATCAAATTTATTGGTCAGCATGGCAGGTTTTAGCAGAACGGGCGCTCGACCAGCTCGAAACAGAGCGCCAGCAGGCCGCTGAAACAAACAATATTAACTTGAATATCAAACTGTCATTGCATGAACGAATGGTGAAGGCCGAGAAAGAGGTTGCCGCGCTAAAAGGTGGGCTGCAGCCTGTCGGCGAAATCGTCGCATGGGCCGGCACTAATCGTGATATGGGGATCACCCGCGAGGTCGATTTCCGGTTTCTCCGGTTTGACGTTCTGCCAGGCACCAAGCTTTACGCGGTTGAACCAGCGCCAGCAACTATCCAACTTTGCGATCCTCCTGCTGGCGTTGTGATGCGTCCAAGGTTTGAAAAGCCTGAAGATTGCGAATGCAGTTCTATCGATTATTGCGAATCATGTCTGGAAACGATGATGTCTAAACCAGCGCCAGCAGTAAAAAGCGATTTGCTGACGCGCGCCGAAGCTTTGGCGGTCGAGACCCGCGCTCTTGCGAGTCGAATTCAGGCGGAGGAATGATGGCGAATTTAGACATCACCGACCTGCGCAGGCGTTTGCGTGTCAGGGATAACGTTAATCGGTTCGACGGAGAAAACGGCATTCCACACGGCCATGCAGCCGACCGGTTACTGATTGGCTGCGAGCTGGAGCCGCATTACGGCATGACCTGCAAATTATCTCTCGGATACGGCCAGAGAATTCCGTCAGTCACACTCGACATCAACCCGGCAACCGCTCTGTTTCTGGAGATGGGGAAAGCCCTGGGTGTTGATGTCGTCGAGCTCGTCGAACAGCTGGCTGTCAGCCAGTCGAAGGAAACCGAAAATGAAAATTGAGAACTTCGCCATTCTGGTCAGAGCCGAAGGCGTGACCGGTCAGGTTGTTCTGACGGCGGCTGAGCAACGACTTTTCAGCAGGCTGGTGATCGGAGCGATTGCGGACGTAAACGGAACGGCAAAAATCATCCCGATTGAATCCATTGAACTGCCAGCCAATCCTGAAGTGTTTCCGCAGTAACAGCATCATTCGCAAAATACTGGCCGCCTTTGAGCGGTTTTTTTACGCTTGGAGAAAGCCATGCGTCACATCATTCGCGGCAATCCAACGCCGCAAGAAAAGCAGGCAGCCGAAACAGCGCTGAGCTGCCACCAACATAAATACGGCGATTACGCCCGGCGCAAGAATAGCGAAACGTATCAGGTGCGCGTCGCCGGCCGGAACTACGCCATCGAGGTGATGAACCGGAAAGCGTCATACGTGGCAACGGTCATGAATCACCATCGTTCACTTTCGAAAATATGCGGGGTACCGGCCTGATGTATCAGCTTATCTATGCGGATCCGCCGTGGCAATACAGCAACAAAATCAGTAACGGCGCCGCTGACGATCATTACAGCACCATGACGCTCGAAGAAATTAAGCGCCTGCCGGTCTGGTCAATCGCCGCCGACAACGCGGTCCTTGCAATGTGGTACACCGGCAACTTCGCCGCCGAGGCTGTTGAGCTGGCAGAGGCCTGGGGCTTCAAGGTCAAGACCATGAAAGGCTTCACCTGGGTAAAGCTTTACGAACAGGCGCGTGGGCGCATAGAACGGGCGCTGGCAGAACAAACCATGCTCGACTTTGAAGATTTTCTGGATGCGTTAAGTGCTGAAACTGTGATGAACGGGGGCAACTACACCAGAGGGAACAGTGAGGACGTTCTGATCGCCATCCGCGGCGCCGGGCTTGAGCGTGTCAGCGCCAGCGTTAAGCAGGTCGTTCACAGCTGCCGTGGCGAACATAGCGAAAAGCCTGCCGAAGTTCGCTTCCGTCTTGAAGAGCTTTACGGTCAGGTTTCCCGCATCGAGCTTTTCAGTCGCGGTGAAGCTGCTGGCTGGCATCACTGGGGCAATGAAAACCCGTTCAACGATATCGAGCTGGTACCGGCAACATTCACCACGATCCCCCCCGCGCGTAACTCCCGAGTCAAGGTGTTGGCTGGTCATTATCTGGCTGTTCCTGCTGGCGCATTACAACAAAGCCAGCCGCAAAATATTCCAGAAATTATTCCGGTACCTGAAACCAATAACCGCGTGTGGCCAGCCGAAGTGCATTACCTCTTTGGGCAGGTACCTGAGTCTTCAAACCTCTCCGATCACCTGCAGAACAAACTGCGTCACCACATTAATCGCCTGAAAATGGACGGCCTGCCAACGGCTGAAATCATTAACACCGCTGGCACACTGGCCCGCGCAATGGGAGCAACAGCATGAAAGAAATCATCGTAGACAATTTTGCGGGCGGCGGCGGTGCGAGTACCGGTATTGAAATGGCAACGGGTCGCAGCGTGGATATCGCGATCAACCATGACGAGAACGCCATTGCTATGCACAGCACCAATCACCCTGAAACGCTGCACTACTGCGAATCGGTGTTTGATGTTGACCCTATCGCGGCAACCGCTGGCCGTCCGGTTGGTCTGGCCTGGTTCAGTCCTGACTGCCGTCACTTCAGTAAAGCGAAGGGCAGCAAACCCGTTAAGAAAGAAATCCGTGGTCTGGCCTGGATTGTGATCCGCTGGGCACTGGCGAAGCACCCGCGCGTGATGATGCTTGAGAACGTCGAAGAATTTAAAACGTGGGGTCCGCTGCTGAACGCAGAAGACGGCACAGAACATCCGGATCCGGCACGCGCTGGCGAAACATTTGCTGCATTTATCGGCATGCTGACCACCGGCATTGCAGGGGATCATCCGGCAATTGCTGAGTGTTGCGAAGTGCTGAACATCGATGTAAACAGCGACGATGTCCGCCGTCTGGTTGCCGGACTGGGCTACGTAGTCGATCACCGCGAGTTACGCGCCTGCGACTTCGGTGCGCCGACTATACGCCGCCGATTCTTCATGGTGATGCGTTGTGATGGCCAGCCAGTTGAATGGCCAGTAGCGAGCCACGGGGATCCTAAATCTCTGGACGTGCAGAGCGGGAAGCTGGCGCCGTGGCGCACCGCTGCCGAGTGTATCGACTGGTCAATTCCATGCCCGAGCATCTTCGACCGCAAAAAGCCACTGGCAGAGAACACCCTCAAGCGTATCGCTCGCGGCATCCAACGGTTCGTGATCGATAACCCAACGCCATTTATCGTCGGAGCCGGTGGTTCGGCATATCAGGGAAAACCACGCAAAGTTGACGCACCATTCCATACATTGATGAAAGAAAATCACTCGGCCTTAGTTACACCGATTATTGCGCGTATCGGTCAGACCGGATTTGGTGGCGATCGCATGGCTTACCCAGCAACCAAAGGTCTGACAACAGTCACAAGCAAAGCTGAGCATCTACTTATCGCGCCAGTTATTGCACGTGAGTTCGGGAATAGCGTTGGTCACCCAGTCACTGAGCCAAACGGAACTGTGATGGGAGCCGGTGGCGGTAAGAGCCGTCTTTGTACCGCATTTCTGGCGAAACATTACGGCGGGAATTATACCGGTCCGGGTGTCGATATCTCGGGGCCGACTCACGGTGTTACGACGGTCGATCATCACGCATTAGTTACATCAAATCTGGTGCTGTTGCGCGGTAGCTGTAAGGACGGTCGGGTAGTCACGGAACCAGTGCCTGCAATCACTGCCATGGGCCTGCATATCGGTGAGGTTCGCGCTTTCTTACTCAAGTATTACGGCAACGAGAAAGAAGGCGTCAGCCTGGATGAATCCCTGCACACGATCACCACGAATGACCGGTTTGGCCTGGTCACGGTCGAGGGTGTAGATTATCAGATCGTGGATATCGGCATGCGTATGCTGCAACCGCATGAGCTTTACGCGGCGCAGGGTTTCCCGAGCTGGTACATCATCGATCAGGACTATCGTGGCAAGAAATACGCCAAAGATAAGCAGGTCGCGCGTTGTGGTAACGCCGTACCGCCACCGTTCGCTGAAGCGCTGGTGCGTGCCAACCTGCCGGAAATGTGCGCCAGCAAAGAGGTAGCAGCTTAAGGAACAGAAATGTGAACGAAGCCGAGCGAAACGCCCTGCGCTCCGCTGCGCGGAGATGCAACGAAGAACTACACCAGGCTGTCGCGGCCAACCCCAAAACACCATTCGATAAACTTTCCGGCCCGATCATCAAACGCCACTATCAGCCCATCAAACCGATCTACCGACTGGTCGATTTCCTGTGGACGATTGGCGTGCTCAACGGCCAATTTGAAGAGAGGTAGCCTTTTGGACAGATACGGGCTCACTAAGGCGGAGGCAGCCCAGTTTATGGGCCTGTCGCTGCCCACGCTGACCAAATGGGTCAGAGATGGCCGCGTTCACGCCGAGCGCAAGGATCCATCGAAACCAAAGTCCCCTTACATCTTTACCCGGCAAGCATGTATTGCCGCACTGAATAAACCGATCAACACTGTCGCCGTGAGTGAGGGTGACATGCTCGAGGAAAAAACATGTCCATCTTCCGTAGAGGTAACATCTGGTACGCGAGCTTCTCGCTGCCGGGTGGGCAAAGACTTAAAGAATCTCTTGGGACAGCGAACAAGAGGGAGGCACAGGAGCTGCACGACAAAAGAAAATCAGAGCTCTGGCGAATAGACCGGCTCGGCGATTTTCCTGAGGTCACTTTTGAAGAGGCTTGTTTGAGGTGGTTGGAAGAACGAGCCGAGAAAAAATCTCTGGATGATGACAAAAGCCGGATGGGATTCTGGCTGATGCATTTTGAAGGGGTGAAATTGAAGGATATTACTGAAGCCAAAATCTACATGGCGATCAGCAAAATGGTTAACCGCCGGGCAGAGGAAAACCATAGGTTACATTCGCAGTCTTTGGCGAAGAGAGGGATCGAAGCGCCAAAATATGAGCGCCAGACGGTCAGCACAGCCACCAAGGCAAAACATCTCGCACTGATGAAGTCGCTGCTGCGCGCCGCAGAACGAGATTGGAAATGGCTGGAAAAAGCGCCAGTGATAAAAGTCCCACAGGCAAAAAATAAGCGCGTCAGATGGCTCGAACCAAATGAAGCGCAACGCCTGGTTGATGAATGTCCTGAACCTTTAAAGTCGACGGTGATTTTTGCGCTGGTTACCGGCCTGCGCAGATCCAACATCGTTAATCTCGAATGGCAGCAAATCGACATGCAGCGAAAGGTCGCATGGATACACCCGGAAGAAAGCAAGTCAGGCAAAGCTATTGGCGTAGCCTTGAATGATACCGCCTGCAAAGTGTTACGTGAACAGATTGGCAACCATCAAAAATGGGTATTTGTTCACACCACGGCAAGCAAGCGTTCTGACGGGTCAGTAACCGCGGCAGTCCGGAAACTTCGTGTCGATTCGAATACGGCGTGGCGTTTGGCGCTGAAACGCGCCGGGATCGAAAACTTCCGTTTCCACGACCTGAGACACACATGGGCAAGTTGGCTGATTCAGGCTGGTGTCCCGCTGTCAGTTCTTCAGGAAATGGGCGGCTGGGAGTCGATCGAGATGGTACGGCGGTACGCGCATCTGGCACCTAATCATTTAACGGAGCACGCGAAGCAGATAGACGCTATTTTTGGGGTTTCTGTCCCAAATCTGTCCCACTCGCAAATTTCTGAGGGAACGACGGACAGCTAA